GGTATCATGGATCATCCTATACTGTCTAAGATGACTGATTCAAAAATATGGTTACAAGATATGAAACAAATAGCAATAGATACAAATAGAGAGTATGCTGAAGCGATAGGTATACCACAATCTACTGCTATAACTTGTGTCAAGCCAAGTGGCACAGTATCTCAACTCGTAGATGCTGCGTCAGGCATACACGCTAGACACAATGATTTCTATATAAGAACCGTGCGTGGGGACAACAAAGATCCCTTAACAGAGTTTATGAAAATGGAAGGCATACCTAATGAGCCAGACGTAATGAAGCCAGATAGCGTAACTGTCTTTTCTTTTCCGATGAAGTCGCCAAGTGGTGCAATCACCAGAACGGAGATGGGTGCAATAGAACAACTAGAGTTATGGAAGTTATATGCAACCTACTGGTGTGAACACAAACCATCCGTTACGATTACTGTAAAAGAAGAAGAATGGATGGAAGTTGGTGCGTGGGTGTACGAGAACTTTGATATCTCGTCTGGGGTTTCCTTTCTTCCCCATAGTGATCACACCTACAAACAAGCACCTTATCAAGATATAGATGCAAGAGAGTTTAATGCTTGGAATAAGAAAGTTCCGTTGACGTTAGACTGGTCTAAGTTTTCTGATTTTGAGAAGGAAGATAATACAACTGGATCTCGTGAACTGGCATGCACTGCAGATGCCTGCGAAGTCGTGGACTTAGGTGCATCGTGATCACAGAGATACAGATTAACAGCGATTATATGAGCCGTGCGAGGGAAAAGGCTTCTTCTGTAGGCATACTGCAGGGAAGTATTACAGGTGGCACACGAAACGTTATAGGTGCGATAGGCGAGGTAGTCGTTGCTGATAGTATTAATGCTGATGAGATAAGCACATACGATTATGATCTTGTTAAAGATGGGAAACGTATAGATGTTAAAACTAAACGTTGCAACACTAAACCTCTGCCCTACTATGAATGTTCTGTCGCACTTCATGGTACAAAGCAAGATTGTGATACGTATGTGTTCGTCAGAGTCTTATCTGACATGAGTAAAGCTTGGATATTGGGTAGCATATCTAAGCAAGATTTCTATGACAGAGCTACCCTATATAGAAAAGGGGACATCGATCAAGACAACGGCTTTGTGTTCAAAGCTGATTGTTACAATCTAAGAATAGATAAGTTGAGTCCTATCCATGCAATTCAAAAGTAAAGTAAAAGCTAAGTTATTTTCACTAGAATACTATTTAAATAAGGATGGTAATGTGGAGATGTTATATGAAGCAGTAAAACCAGAAGATCTGGAAAGAGAACTTAATTCAGGTTTGCCCATGTATACTGGCACAAGTCAGGTTGCATCATTGCTTCGATATCTAAGGAAGATGGGGGATGAGATAATTAAAGGAAGTGGTAATTACGTATGAAGATTTTTTTATTACTATTTTTATTTATTAGCTCATTTGCACTAGCAGGAGAATGGAATGATAAGCCAGTTATGTGTGCGAAAGCTGAAGAGATATTTTACGTTATAAATGATAAAAGTGAGAAGATATCATTTGAAGCTAAACAGTTTACCAAAGTGCGTAATAAAAATGGTCTATCTGATATACCTGCGTATATACCCCTACAGGTATATATGAATAAAAAAACTGGAACATATACTATTGTAGAATATCATCCCAGTTATGACACGTATTGTGTTATCAGTTACGGTACAGAGTTTAAACAGTTTTTTTCTTTTTAGACTTATCTCTTTGTGCGAGAGCTTGTTTCATTGACTCTTTTTTGTTACCGTCTTTATCAAAATCTAAGTAGTCTGGTTTAGCACCAGTTTTGCCACCATTAGATTTTTTCTGTCTACCTTCAAACTTAGCGATAGCACCACCAAGATTCATACCCATGCTGAATCTTTTGGGTTCAGTAGCACCCATGTTTTTTGCCATAGTCGTTGGTTGCACTCTGTTTTGTTCAGCGAGTCCACCCATAGGTTTACGTGGCATTGCCATACCACCACCATACATTTTGGTTGGTCTTTGTCCATTATTGTACTGCTTCATCTTCTTCTCCTTTTAAACCCACATATTCTTGTATTGTTGTAATGTTTAGTCTAGCTAATTCTGTAACTAAAAAATCAGTTATTAAAATATCAAATTCATCCAGTTTAACTCTGTTCATATTTTCTGGATATAATAAAATATCACTTAGAACTCTAGCAGCATCTGGATCACCTGCTGCCATTTTTACCATGTCTTGAGATGCGTTTAATGCAACTCTTACTGCAAACTCAGAACCAACATAGGCAGGACTAACCATACCTCTCGCTAAATTATACACTCTACTTAAAATTTCTGTAATACTAAATTTTACTCTTCTTCTTCCCTCTACTGTAAAAATACTCGCTTTTTCTACATCTGGACTTGCATCTTTTAAATACTTCATTATATTTTTTAGATCTCTAATGTGATCTTGAGACATAACTTCGTTAAGAATTTTTCTTGTATTAGGATTTTCTATAGCAGCAACAATTTCTTCAGGATTTTTATATTCGTAAACTACACTTTTGCCACCTTCTATCTTTGATAAAAATTTATTTTTTGCTATACTTCTGTCGCCTTTTTGAAGTAATCCTTCAAGAACAAGTTTAGTTATAACATTGTCAATATCTTTTTCATATTTTTTTAAATCTTTAGCTCCTAACGCTAATAGATCAGATTTTAATTCAAGTATGCCAGTAAGATCTCCCTGTTCTACATATTTTTCAAAAAATTGTTTAGGAGATTTATATTTACCAAATTCTCTTAATTTAGCTCTGTAATTATTTTCTAAAGCTTTTAATTGTTGCTCTCCTCTATTTACGGCTTTCAGTCTTGCTTCTATTTTGTTTTTAAATTTACCATAAGCGTCTTGTAAAATTGTGTGTCTTTTCATTTGTTTTACAATATCTTTTTCGTCACTTATCATTTTTGCAAAATCTATTAAAGGTTCTTGACCTTCTATACCGTTTCTTATAACAGTTACGTTCGTTAATGCACTTAACTCATTTAATTTTTCTATATCAAGTTTATCAAAATCGTAACCCCCACCTCTTTGATCAAGTATAATTTTTCCTCTAGGACTTACGGTTTCTATAGATTTAACTATTTTGTCTGCCCAATTTGTATATACCGTTTCATTTATAATTTCTTTTGTTACATTAAAAGCATCGGCAGAGGATGGGTTATCCATATCAAATACTTCTTGAAAATTTTTTCTATCAGATAATTGTGTAAATATTCTTTTAGAGTCTGCGATTATATCTTGTATTAAAAGCTCATTATCAGGATCTTTTACATACCTATTTATTTTTTGTATAAAAGGACTAAAAAGTTGAGATGGAGTTTCTTTTGTAAATGTAGCACGAGTATCTATGTCTCTCTTTTGACCTTTTGTGGTTTTTAAAGGTATAACATCACTTTTTGATTTGTTGTACACAGACAGTGGGCCTTTACCGTCTCTTAACCTATCAAATATGTTAGATCTGTATATATCTTTAGCATTTTGTTGCATGTCTCTTAACTCACCTGCAGCGTTTGTTATTAAGTCATCTATCTCTGATTCAAATGCTCTTACTTCACGAGATAGTTCAACGTTATTTGTTCTGAAGGCATAGTTTTTAAATGCAGCCTGCACATCCATAACCTCACTTGGTAAAGCTAAAAACGCATCAAATGTGTCATCCCCTGACTCTGAGTAAAACATAGCTATATCTAATTCATCTGCATTTTCACTTATGAATTTTGTGTTTATTACTTCTTTTTTTGTAACAGGATCTATTATCGTAGGTTGTCTATGTAAAGTTATCAATTTGTTTATCGTTGACTCACTAAATTTACTTCTTAAAGTTCTTACTCCCATTTCTTTTAAAGAACCTCTTAGCGTTTTGGCTAAAGGTCCTTCTAAAAATTTACCTTCTGCTGTGAAATATTTACTTAAAGGAGTTTTAACTGTTTCTAATTCTGATCTTTTTTGTATTAGACTTTTTAACAAAGGCAACACATTTACTGTTTTACCTTCTGCTTCCATAGCTTTGTCAAATTCTTTATAACCAATCTTTGCGTTTGAGTAACTTCTAAGAAGTATACTTTCCATTAAATCTTCGGTTAAGACATCAACTTTCTTTTTATAATTTACATCTAATCTATTCTCTTTCATAGTATTAGCACGTTGTATAAGACTTTTATGGACTTTGTTCATAAGTCTTTCAATGACTTCACCCCTTTTTAAATCAGGTTCTAATTTCATGCCAAGCTTGACACCTGCATTTATTAAAGATTCAAATTCTTTACTGGTAAAATCTGTAGCTTCTGGATCTTTTAATATAGTTGATAGAGCATCTTCAACGAGAACACTTGCTTTAGTTTGATCTTTTATTAATTCAGTCTGTGCTTTTTGTAAAGCAGTCTCAATACCCCTTACTATTTTTTCTACTTGTTCATTTGTTTTAAAATCTATACCTTTTGCAGCTAATTTAGATTTTAGATTTTCTACAGCTCTATTGCCAAGCATAATCATTTTTTCTTGTTCTAACATAGATTCTGTCATGCCATCTACATTTTTTAAAGACGCTATATCAGCTAGATCAACATTTGTCTTTGATGTTTCTGCTAAACCTCTTAACCAACCTAAACTTGTTAAAGATGCAAACGGTGTTCTCAAAGATTCTTCTACCTCTCGTTGCATGGCAGGGTCACCTTTAAAAGACTTAATTATACTTTTTTCTAAATTAGCATAGTTTGTTATAGAGTCTAAAACTAATTCCATGTTTTCATCACTCATGTTTTCAGCTAATTTAAACACATATTCAATTGCTCTTCTCTGTTTTCTATTTAGTCTTTGACCTTTCGATTTTAAAAATTCCTCAAATTTAACAATATTACCGTCTAAAAATAATTGTTTTGGTACACCGGGAATTATCGAACCTAAAGACAATATTGAGGACATTGTGTTGTGTAATGTGGGTGCTTTTCCAGTAACTAAAGAACCTATATTTGTTACAACATTAACACCGACTTTAGTTACGTATCTGCCACCTAAAGCATAAGCTATTGCACCTAAACCTTGTGCAGAGTAATAGTCTAATAAAGGATCGTCTCCACTTGTTAAATACTCAGCAGCAAGAAATTGAGTTATACTAGCAGGTGCTGATATTGCAAGACCCTCTTTAAATATAGGGTATGCACCTAAAGTATAGGTATAGTTTCTAAATAACTTACCTCTAATCGTGTTTATTTCATTGGTTAATTTTTTGTACTCTAAACTACCTTTAACTGTTTTTGCTCTGTCATCTATAAGTTTTTCTTTTTGAGTTCTCAATCTTTGTAAAGTTTCTGATACTTTTCTTTGACCAAATCCTACTTCTTGAAATTTAGTATTCAGATCAAACTTTTCTCCTTCGAGTCTTATACGGTCAGCTTTTTGTTTTAAACTTAAACCTTTATAACGATCTTTCGTTAATTTTGTAGGTCTAAGTTTTTCTATTTTACCTTCTAGTTTTTTTAATGCCAACTTACCTGTAACTCCAGATAGTTTAGCAAGAGACGACATACCAAGTATATTTTCAAGATATATCATAAAAAATCTTTTACTTCCACCAAGTTGATTTATACTTGCAAACAATAACTCTTCAGCTTGAGTCCTGTCAACAAATTCTCTTTGACCGATCACATTACCGTCAGCATCTGTTATTTGCGTCAACTCATTAAATCTTTCTCTAGTTATGCCCCCCGGTTTGTCAATTTGATTTTCAAGTTCTTCAATAATCATGGTGTTAACTTGATCTGATAATAACTCTCCACCTACATATTTAAATGTTTCTAGGTGAGCTTTTTTCCAATCATCTCTTAAATCTTTAGATGCTTCCCAAGCATCAGTAAAATCAAGACCATTGTCAAACATATTTTTAGCTATGCGACCTGCAATCGCTGCTTCTCCTAAATACTTAGGCATATCAAACATTATACCTCTTTGTGTTTCACTTATAGTCTCTGTAAAAGTGTCAAAGAAATTACCTGTTGATATTCTGTCTATGATAGCTTGCTCTACTCTTACTTCATCTTTTCTACTCATTTGTAAATCAGGATACTTATCATTTAATTTTTTAAAAGTTCCTGTTATTACTTTTGCTATTTCAATTCTTCCCTCAGCGTATCTTTGTTGCTTGTCTTTAAGAAGTATGTCGTTATCATCGGCTGTTGTTGCAGGTGCTTGTCCTCTGACGAAAGCAATCTCTGGGCCTATTTTCTTTTTTATGTTTTGCACAGCGGCAAAAGCATTATTTAATATAGTATCATACTTAGCTTTTTGATTTTGAAATCTAGGATCATTACTTAACTGATAAGCTCTTTTTAATCTTTGTAAAGCTTTATCAGATAACTCAGGTATAGGATCATCGTTTTCTATTTGATTTAAAAAGTCTTGAAAATTACCTGACGGTTTTCTTTGCTCTATTATGTCTTCTTCAGCAGTTTTTGCTAATTCCGTTCCTTCAGGTAAACCTGCTTTGACACCTTCTTCTTTAACAATACCTTTGAGTGAAGGAACAGCACCTTCAAGTATACCTGCTTTTTTCACAGAAGGTTGCTCTCTTCTTATAAATTTTTTTACATCTTCTACTTTAAAATTTTTTTTATCATCAGATTGTTTTTCAGATTCTACAGTTTTTACAGGAGGTACATCTTTTTCTAAGGGAACAGAAACTGTAGAAGCTGCATCATCAACAAAAGATGGGTCAACAACTTCTTTTTCTTCATCTTCTACCTGTTTTCTTCGTACACCAATAGCTAACAGACCTGTGTCTTTGTCTATGTAATCAATAACACCTTTTTCTTCAGCTTCTTTTTGTGTTAAAACAGGACTGTCTTCTGCTTGGATTTCTTCTACTAAGGTAGCCATTATATAATTTTATCTCCATTTTTTATGTGACTTTTTGGATGTGTCTCAAGTGTATCAGTATTTAACACATTTTCTGGATTATTAGGGTCTGGTATGTACAAAGGATTACCTGCACTATTTTTATCATCTGCGTTACCTATAAATTTTGCTCTAGACAATGGAGCTTCTATTTCTCTAGTTTCTCTTCTTATTTGATGAAATTGTTTTGAAGCATAAACTGTTCTTCTTTCTTTATCTGAGAGAACATTACTTTTACCAAACGCAGGTTTGTTAAGAATACGATAAAGTAAGGTCTTTCGTTCTAACATGTTTTGAGTGTCTTCTAATACAGTTTCAATAGCTGATACTTGAGAAGGTATATTAGTAAATATTCCTGTAGTTCCTAATCTTCTTAGTTGAACTTCAAAATCTTGGTTTGACAATCTTCCTGAAGGGTCAGCAGCTCTTGCTAATGTAAAAGCAAGTTCTATCTTTAATGCTTCTATTTTTCCTAACTCGTCAGCACTAGACACATTAAAAGCTTTTCGTATAGTTTTGTCAAATTCTGAAGCGTCATCTTCACTTTGATTTCCTAGCAAAGTAGCTAATTGACTAACTTGTCCCCCAGTACCAAATAATCCAAATCCTATTTTGTACATTTCTTCAACAAGACCATCACTTAATTTAATCTTTTGTCTAAGTTGTAAAAGTTGTTTTAATTGATTTCTAGCTTTTATTACAGCGTCATACCCTTTGTTAAAATCAGCTTTACTAAGACCCTTTCCAAGAATACCTAAAAGTTCTTGATCTCTAGACATACCTGCTGTTATCACCCCATTTGCTTCTAATTCCGAACCCGGTCTAACAGGTTTAGGCATCGCTATAGACATAGCTAATACCTTTTTAGCATCATTTGACCCAAAAGTTTGATCTAAGTAATCCATTATCTCTGGTTGTTTAATCATGTTAGGATCGTTAATTTTTAATTTTCTTAATTCCATAGCATGAAACAAATAACCATAAGCAACTTTTGTTTTTTCTTCATCGTCAATATCACCTTCATATATTCCATCAGGTGCAAAATTTGATGCGTAATCAAATAGAAATTTATTTAGTTTACCTTTATAGCCGTAATCTGTAGCCATAAGTTGAAGTGCAGTTAACTCATCTTCTTCAGGTTTGTAAGCGTACGCTAGTTTTTTACCATCTTTTTTGTATGGAAAAAATACTGCACCCTTACTCAAAGCCATCATTTTATTGTTGTTAAGAAATTGACTATATGATTCTTCCAAAGCTTCAGACTCATCACTTGAATCATTATTACCATCATATAAATCCATTATACTACCTAATTTAAAATCCTCCATAGTTGTGCGAACAAGACTTTTCATTTCACCATCTTTACCTTTTGGAGTTTCTCTGAGGGTATAGCCATTTAAATAATACTTTCTATTTCTTTTAAAATCAGCATTTAAAAAACTTAAATCTGAAGGAGTATTTTGAAAATGTGTTCTAAATGCAATTAAATTTTCAGGCACAGCTATGTGATTTTGCAGTGATGTCCAATATTCTCGAGATTGATCATAAGTATTTTTTGCATCAAAATAAGCTTTTGATCCGGGGAAAACATATGTTCCTATTTTTATCATCCCATCCCCATCTACAGAGTTAGCTATACTTTGTAATTTATCAATGTCCAATCTAAGTCTTGGGCCTTCTCTACCAAACAAGTCTATACTTTCTCTTCCCTCAAGTTTTGTTTTTGCGTCTTTTAACATATTACCTAATTCTTGTGGTATTTTCTTTTTAGGATCAAGAGCAGCGGCAAATAACGTATCCTCTAATGCAGCTAATCTTTGATCGTCTGTAGCACGAGCCTGCCGTTCTTCTTGTATGTTGCGTGTAAAACCACCAACTAAACCTTTTACTAATCCTAATCCAAAACTCATATTTCTTCTTCTTCTGTTATTGTAGGTTGCATGTTTAAAAAGTTGTCTTCAAGAGGTCTATCTCCTTCACGTATAGACTCATTTATATTTTCTTTTATAAACTCAAACATGCGTGGGTTGTTTGTTTTAATCATCCTAAAGAATGATTCATCACTCATCTTACCTTCTTGTTCTGCATCTCTGTTTTCAAACATACGGTAAGGTATACTTTCTTCCTCTGCCATACCTGCCATAACAATAGCCAAAGCAGGTTTTATAAGAAGTCCAACATCAGGTGTAAATCTACCATCGTGAAATCCTTGTAATATATATCCTTCTACCATAGTTTCAATAGAAACACCACCCAAGAGTAGTTTTAACATTTCATCTTTTGTTCGTTTGTTTTTAAGAGACGTTATAGCTTTATCTAACACTATTTCTGGATCAACATCAACAGGTGGATTGCCCCATGCCCATCGTGTGTTATCTTGTGTTAAGGAATGACCGGGGGGTGCAACAGCAAATTCATCTTTTGCTTCAACTGATCCTACTAAAGGTAACATTTCTTTGTTCATCTCTTCCATTAGCTTCTCGTTTTAGTTGTTCGTGATTTTTTAGATATACCCTTGACTTGTGTAGAACCTAATCCTACTGTTTTTTGTCCTATTGGTTTTGTAGGAGAAACAGTATATTGAGAAAACATATTATTCATTTGTTGATTGTATGAGTTTTGTGCTAAAGCTGTTAGATAGGATTGAACATCTGCACGTTGATATCCTATATTTACTGGGTTTCCTGTTACAGGACTGTAACTCATAGCTCGTGAACCTTGAAAATCAGGTCTTTTTACTCGTGTTTGTTTTACTGTTTGAATCAGCGGCATTTTTGCATCTTTTCCTTCTCCATACCCTTGACTTTTTAACAAAGCACCTGCTCCCTCTCGTATAAATCCAAATGTATCACTATCAAAAAATTCTTTTACACCCATTGTAAGTTGTTCACCTGCAGTAGCACCTTTATACACTTCTCCTGTTATGTCTATAAAATCTTCATCTTTATAGCCTATTGCTTCTGCAACAAAATCTACAGTAGGATCAATCCAACTTGTTATATCTTCCCATAATCCCATACTTATTTACCTCTAATCCATGTTGCAAGCCAGTTACCAACACCTGTACCTATAGCATCTTTTTGCTCTTTATCATATACTTCGTTAGAGTTAGCAAATTCCATAGCCATCACGCCAATCTCATGTTGTCTTTGTAAAGCTGATTCTGACTTTTGAAAGTTCCAAGCTGCATTATCTCTATATTTTTGCCATAATTGATTAAGTGCAGTTTGGGTTAAATTATATTGATTCTGTACATTTATTCTGTTTGTTTCATTTTGCAACGCTGTTTCTGCAGTATTTATTTGTCTTCTCCAGTTTACATTTGATTGATCAATAGCATATTTCATATTAGCGTTAAACTTTTCTCTTGCGTCACGCATAGATGAGTTAAATTGATTCATTGCATTTGTTTCACCTGCATTGAATTGCTGTACTGCAGCCACTCTATTTGCGTTAGCTGTTTCAACTTGCGATCCAAGTTCTGCAAAAAATTCTTGCACTTGTGCTTCGTTCTTTGCGTTAAACTCTCTTCTTGCATTTTCTTCGGCAGAGTCTTTAAATATAGCTTGCGTTAAAGCACTATAACTCAATTCGTTTGATTTTTGTTGTGCAGACAGATTAGCTGTGTCTACAGATAATAAAGTTTGTGCGTTTGTAACTGCTCCTTGTAATCTTGCAGATAAGTTTGCTTTATCCATTGATGCAAAAGTAGCAGCGTTGGTTAAAGCTGTTTGTTGTGCATTGTTTAAATTTTGTAATTGTATGGTTGCATATTTGTTTGCATCTTGAGTTGCTATAGCAATACCTGATTCCATCAACGCTTGAGTGATGGCTGCAGAAGCCATACTAGATGCACCAAGACCTCTTGCTTGCATGACTGCTCCAACTTTACGAACAGCAGGTGCAGCCCAAGCAGGCATTTCACCTCCTTCATCTAAAGCTGAAAACAAATCACTAAGTTGAAATTTTACAGTAGCTCTTTGATCTAATTCTTGTTGAGCAGGATCAGCGATAGCTTGTTGACTAACAGTGCCTTGAGGTATGTCAGATATAACGCCTTTTGGATCTGTTATCTGTGCTGTGTCTGCTTTAGTTATACTGGGAACATTTCTTTCAACACTTGCTATGTTGCCAACACCTTCTTGCCCAACTGGTTTTGCAGGTGTTATTGGTGTTATTGTGGGTGCAGTTGGTGCTGTTACATCTCCTGTAACAGTTGCCCCTTGTGTTGTTTGTATTTCATCATCTTTCACTGTAGGTAGCACTGGTGTGACTTTAGGCATTACACCTTCTTGTCCTCCTGCTAATTTACCTACCTCTTCTTTAAGTTGATCGTCAGTCAATATTGTAGTCATTATTTATCTCTGCTCAACATTTTATCTATTTTATCTTCTACCCTGTGTAGTGCGGCCATGACTCTATCCATGTCTTCTTTTACATCATCTCGTCTGGCATACTCTTCACGAGTCTTATTTAGTAATATCTGCAATCTTTTTACCTCTTGGAACATCTTGTTGAACGCCCAACCAAATGGCACAACGACCAATGTAAGAATAACATTCCAAAATAACATTGCATCTATTTCCATGCTATGCTAGGTCTCCAAATATGTGATTTACTTGCTCTTCACAATCTCTTTGTGCAGTGTTGTTTGCTTGAGTAGATATTTCATAACTACCTGTTGCTCTTGAAGTAGCATTTGCAGGAAATGACATATGAGCAGCACGAACACCTGCGTTGTCAGCAGCACGAGCCATTCCACCTACTGTGTAATTTACACTTGCCATATCATTTGCTACTGTTATTGTCATTCTTCCAGAGCTATTATCAGTAAAACTTGTAGTGTTAAAAGAATCTCCTGTAACTCCAGACTCTCCACCATCAAAGCTAATCCATTGCTTACACAATCCTTGTTGTAAAACAGTCGTTGCTCCTGTTGAACCACTAGCTGTTACACCTGCTTCACCATGTACAGCAGTAGAGCCACTTGTTATTAATCTTGCTAAATCAGATGCTTTACTCATGCTAAGTCTCCGTGTGCTGTCATACCAAAATAAGAAGGGTCGGCACTACTATAAGTATTCATTCTTACTGAACTTGTTGTTTGATTTCCACCAGTCCATGTTCCTTGTACATTTACACCTCTATTAGCAGAACCATCATCAGAGTTCATGCCATTTGGTACATAGTTTAATGCTCCAAAAGCACTTGAAAAATTAAAATTATTTTCACCTGACCCACTATGGTCTGTTATACTTGCTATGTTTAAACTATCTTGCACAGCCATACTAGCATTTATATTACACCATACTTTAGCACTACCACCTGCTACAAAACTCATAGCAATACTATTATTACTACTTGCATCTGTTAATGTGTTTACTCTTAATATACTTGCCATTATGCTAAATCTCCACAAATCATTGTATATCCGTGGTCACAATCTCTTGCTGTATTACTTGTATCAAAAGTGTTGACCTCATACTTTGAACTATCAGTAAAATCATCATCACAGCCATCCATTACTGCTTGTGATTCACCCTCATCTAATGCCATTCCTGTAACAGAGTAATTAGCATTACTCATGCTATTTGTAAAATTATGTTGTGTTTTACCTGTTGTTCTATCTGTCATTGAGCTTAAATTAAAACTATCTAAAACAGCAGGAGTTTCTTGATTAAATTTATCCCACTGCTTAACCAACCCTTGTTGCAGATTTGTTGTTGTACTATTGCCTTCACCTGTAACAAGTATAGAACCTGCTGTGCTTACGCCTGTAAATTTATCTACTTTAAGTTCACTTGCCATTATGCTAAATCTCCGTGTACTACTCCATGACTGTAAGGTCCATCATAATATGTACCATCAACCCATATTGATACTGATTTAAATTTTTCTGATGTGTGCATCCAAGTACACATCACAAGAGAACCAGAATAACCAGTGCCATTACCACCCCCTCCTGTAGCAGCATTATGAGCATTAGACATATTGTTTGTTAAATTTACATCTGCTCCACCTGTACCAAGGTCTGTTAATGAAGCAATATTAAGACTATTTTCTATAGTATAAGTTGAAGCAGTTTCGTGGTCTACCCATGCTTTTGCTACCCCCTTAATTAAATTCTGTGTGGTTGTACCATCTACATAAGTAGAATTAGAGCCTTTGACTTTAACATTCGTACCACCTGAACCTGCTTTATCTACAATGGTGTCTACATTTAATTGACTTGTCATACGATACTCCAATAACCATTAACAGTAACTGTCGCTGATTGTGTTATAGGACCTGCTGATAATCCATTCGTTGTTGAACTAATTGTTATGTCTGCACTTATAGTTTGTCCATTTGTTCTGATAATACTATTGTTGCCTAAAAAGGGATATCTGTCATCTGATTCAGTTTTAGTGTAGGTTTCGTTTACGGAGAACACATCGTAAACAATCATCTCCACTATGTCATTTAAGGTCGCACCTGTTGCTAGAACAACACTTGTACCACTTGTTGCAGTGTAGTCTGTTCCTGCTTTGAGTAACACACCATTCTGATACACATCCATGTACAAACTATCTGTGTAAGTTAGTGTCAAAGAGTTTGCATCACTGCCACTAAAAGTTGTTTGACTTGCAGTAGCCTGATACACAAATCTGTTTCTTACCCCATTAGTGGGTGATTTACCAATATATCCCATATTTTATCCTTTTGGCTTCGTTGGAAATGTGATGTTTGATAAAGCATCATCAGTTGGTGTTTGAGTAGTTATGTCTCTTAGTGCTTGTCTATAGTTTTTCCAAGCAGTAGACATGGTAACATCTGAATTAGCCATCCAATCTGTTTCAACTAGTAGTACATCTCTTTGTCTACGAAGTTCTGTCATTCTTCTATTAGGTGTATCATCATTCCATGCTTTTGCTTCAGCATCTACGATAGCTTCTTCTGTATCAGTAAGTTGTACTTTAACACCATTTAACATTTTATATTTTGCCATAACTAATCCTATTTAAGAAGGTCTTTCAAGTGCATACAAACTAATATCATGTGATTCCAAACCATTACCATCACTTGCAAACATACTAAATCCTCGTATTAATTGTTGACCAGTATCAGGACTGAGTTGACCTCCTTGATAACCTGCCTGTCCATTTCCACCAGTATTCATGTTTGTGTATCCACCAATTATACACGCAGGATATTTGTTTGTTGCATCTGAAGCATAATTTCTATTGTTCAGAAAAAAATATCCTGATTGACCCTCATGATTAGCACTTCCAATAGCTCCACCTAAATGTAACAAGGTGTTGCCATTACTTTGAGTTGCTCCACCATCTGCGTCATAATAATATTGATAATTGTTTGTTCCACTTATGGCTGAACCACTAGAATCTAAAAATCTAAATCTAGGACTTGCACCATCAGTTGCTGTTTTCATAAAATAAGTGACATAAAAAGTATCAAAATCAGTTGATAAATTATCAAAGTCTACTGATGTAACTGTGCTTGTACTAACTGACCTAGATATAGCTATCATTGCTGAAGTAGCACCTGTAAAATTAGTGCCGCCATCAAGAACTTTAGTTAAAGCCATAACCTACTCCTTATGCGTATGGACTGTCACCTAATACAGATGTATCCCAAGCTGCCTTGAGCTTTGCAATAGTATCTGCAC